TTAATTTCCTTTTATTCTAACTGGGTTGCTTCTCACACCTGTATCACCGATATAGCTGTTCATGTTTATGAACTCGATGAGTGTAATTGGCTCGGTATTTTCCAGTGCAAAATCATAGCCCTTGTGTGTAGTTGCTTTCTTGCCGCGGTTATGCGGGTTCAAGCCATACTCACGCTTCTTATCAATTATCTGCACCCAAAATTTGCGCTCCTTCACATCAATATGTGGAATCAGTTCAAGCTTCCAGCCGGCAGTTTCAAGGTTTTCTATCTGCGCAAACTTCTCCAGATCTTCACCCTCCAAATGATTTCCATATGCTATTTCCCACATCATGTTTATGTAGAAAACTTTTTTACGCTTCTTGCCATTCAGGTATTCACGCCTGATACTCTGCTTTTCGTATGACTCCACAAAGCTTGCAACCTTGAATGTAAAATCAAATGTTTTAGTATTATCAGGCGCATCACTGCCAACAGGCCTGTGTGCTATGATCCTGAAATTCTTCCATCCGTTTAAAAAGCGATATAGCATTATTTCTGTAACACCTCCAGATCTGCTTCCTGCTTTTTTGCATCGATCTTCTTAATCTTACTGGCCTTAAATGCACCACCGGCATCAGGTATATCCAAAACACTGCCAGGCTTTATTGTTGTATCTTCGGGATATGAAACAGTAATAAATAGCTTTTCTTTGAACTGACCGCACATATACTTATATACTTCCTGCGCTGTCACACGTACAATATCTTCATAACCTGTATCACGGTATTGTGAATTTTCTACATAATGCCTTTTAACAAGCACTCGGCAATATGGTATTGCGACACCAAAATTTTCACCTAAAACAGTTGTTGTAAATAAGCCCTGCTCACGATATTCCATGTCAAGCAGATAAGAATCTTTTACTCTGGCAAAGTAACCAGCACCTGTAATTTCAAATAGATCCTTTCTTGCCCCGGCATTATACTGTATGATCGGAAAGCCATTGAAGAAATCATGGTTCTCAATTCTTTCAGCATTTGCACTCATGAATAGTCCCCAGTAATAAGCTTCTATCTGTGCAGGCTGCCCCGAGAGCTTCCACCAGGGCAATATGAAATGCTGATTAGCATTCCAGTCATAACCCTGTTTGTGTACCAGAAGATCTTCTACTACTATGGGGTCACTTCTTTCACCCTCAACCGATATTGTCATCCTGAACGGCAGTTTATGGAAAGCTTCATATCCGTTTGGCCTGATGGATGTTAATTCAAATGTAAAACCCAAACCAAGTACAAATGATTTTGTTGCATTAAACACACTCATATCACTGTATAATATTGATCTCTGCAGCGGGTTTGAAATAAGCGGGTATTCAGCTGGCCAGCCTAATTTTTCCTGCAGCTTTACTTCATCAATATATTGTGTAACACTTCCATTGTTGAACCAAAAACCGAAATGATAATCCCTGAAATACTCAAGGAAATTTACATTGCCAGTTTCCGGTACCTTTGGTACATTCACATCTTCTGTTGAATCAAAAAAATGTCCTGTTGGTCCATCCACTTCAAAGTTTATATCCCACTTCTTTTCTGTGTGGGTTTTATCTCTCACTATTGATGGCAGATCTATCCATCCTTCATATGCAATATCCGGACCGTATTGGTAAACACAGTATACTTTTCTGTAATTAAGTTCTGAGGTTGCAAGGAACTCATCAATTGATTTTCCAAGCTCGCTTCTCGCTTCATTATCAAGGTCAAACCCTAGCGAGAACCTGCCGCAGTCAATTTTCTTTATATCATCATCTTTCCTGAGACCCCAATTAATACCTGTCAGTGCATCCGGTAGTACATCTACAATTTTCATGCTGTCTACACATGATAAGCCGCTGTTATTTCCCGGCCCAATATTATAATAATTGAACTGCAGCATCTCGCCGGCTACAATGTATACGTATTTATATAATTCTACATGCGGCATTATTTGTACTTACTCCTTGTATTGAACTCTGTCAGCATCAGCCCGTCACGGTTTATTTCTTCTTTGAATTTATTATCAACTTTCCTTCCATTGATACTTACTTCTGCTGCTACTGCCATGGCAGGATTAAAGCTCATATTACCGCTTGTGAACTGAGGAGGAAGATCGTATAAATGACCCGTCTGCTGGAATGTATTTGTCATTGCAGCAAGCCTTTGCAATGCGCTGCCTCTTGAACCCGGTGAACCGCCTCTGTTGCTTCCGCCAAATAAACCACCGAACAAACCGCCAAGCAGTCCAATACCCATTCCTATTGGCCCCAGAAAGCTCAGAAAGCCTCCTGCTGCGCCGCCATTTAACAGGCTGCCTATTTGCATGGCAATCTGTAACATTGCCTGCATAACCTGAAATGGATTATCAAGGGGCTGGTTTAAAATGTTATGTATATTCTGCGCAACCTGCATCATGCTTTCAAGGCTCATACCGGCTGATTCTTCCGCAGGTCCTGACCTCTTTGAACCGGTAAATGGTTTTCCTGCTCTTATGAAGCGCGGATCATCGCCAAGCCCTTTTACCATATCAGTCAGTGAACCAATATCACCCGTCTTACCGCTTATATCTAACGGGTTTAATCCGCGCATACCGGAAAGCTCACCCTGTATTTTTTCCAGTTCAGCAAGGAGCGCTACCTGCTCATAATATGTCAGGTTCTGATCTTTCAACTGCTCTGTGAGTGATGCTTCTTCTGCTTCAAGTTCAGCAATTTTCTGACGGAACTTCTCAATGAAATTTAGCTCTTCCTGGTCAGTTGTTGTACTGCCGTTATTGCTTCCGGTGCCGGTTGTTTTTGTCTTTGTGGTGAAAGTCTTATACATCTTGCCTCTGTCACCATTACCTGTACCGGTTACACCATGAATGCCGTTATTGCTGTCAGCATTCTGTGTTCTGAAATCATCAAGTTTTATATCACCTATACCGGGCAGGTATTTGAATACCGGATTATTCTGCAGGTACTCTACAAAGCCCACAATCTTCTGCTGTATGCCATTTAATGTTTCGCCATACTTTGATTCCAGCCATGCAAGCAGGTCAGCAACATTCAGTATCGGACCTATCAAAGATTTACTTATGATATTTCCAAGGTCATTAAATGATATACCGGTTCTGTTGTTAGCACCGATTATTTTTTCAAGCGCACCAATTCCTGTATTGGCAGCATCAACCATTCCCTTACCAAATCCCTCTTTGAACTCATCCACTTGGTTCTGCAGTATTCTCATCCTGCTTGCAGTATCATCAACCTGAAAACCTATATCACCAAACTTCTTGGTCATGATTTCAGTAAGCAGATTTATACGCTCCATTCCATCGGCATTCTTCAGCATCTGCTTTTCGTTTTCAGTCAATGGACCGATGAGCATTTCAAGCCTTGGGCCTAATTCCTCCCCGGTTGATCTTGCCAGTATCTTCGATATATCAGCAAGGTTTGCAGTGCCTCTGCCTGTACGTTCCTGTGCTGCGCCCAGATTTACTACAAGCGGGATAAGCTTCTGTATCTCATCAGCGTTCTTTCCGGCAAACCCAAACATTGCCTGAGCATTCATTATCTGCTCATCACTGAAAATTGTTTTTGTCTGGAGCTCGCTGGCCTGTTCAGTAAGACGTTTTATATCTTCCTGGTTGCCCTTTAGCGCTGCGCTTAATGTCTTGGAAGCTGTTTCACTTTCAAGGTATGCGTTAACTGATTCCTTTGAGAACTGCATGACTGCAGGTGCAATAGTAAAATAACCGGCTGTAAGCTGACCAATATTTTTGATCTGCCTCAGTGTTGCATTATCCATTCTGTTAAGCTGGTTTACAAAATTATCTGCACCCTGCTTTACAGCCTTGGTTTCTACAATCGCCGATACTCTTAATTCACCAACATTCATTTATTGCTTGTTTTTATTTTTCTCAAACCTGTACCAGTTCAGATAATTTTCCTTGTAACGCATGAACTGTAATTTGTAGATCCTCACCATCTTCATCCGCCCAAGCTTCTCATCATCGTAACCATCACCAACCAGCATATTCCGTAATTCTTCAACTGTACTTTTTACCCACTTCGGTGTATTCTGCTTGGCCTCACTGTCAAAAGCCAGTGTGCAAAGCTCACCCTCATCTAGCCCCCAGCCATAGTCTTTGGACTGTTCATCATCTGTGAAACCGCAGCGATCTTTATAAGCTCGAAGAGAGCTTTCTTCTGCGGATTTAAAGTAAAAAAATCTTCCAGCACAGCCTCCACTTCATCATCTTTCAGTTTAAGGGTGAGTGCTTTTTGCGCTGCGTTCAGCTTGCTGCCGTCATTATTCAGCAGTATGATACCAAGCAGGTCACGCATTCCCTGTTTCTCGTAAAGCAGTTTGTTGAGACCCTGCATATCCATGGTTCCAATATCACCAACTTCAACCTTTGCAAGCAGGGCAGTGAATTCTTCGTTCTGGTCCAGTCCCATTTGCTCCTGGCACACTTCAAGCCCGTTATGGAACCTGTAATGTTTCCTCTCAAATTCACCTGTAAAATCAATTACATTGCTATGCTGCACTTTTTCCTGAGCTTCGCTTTTACCTGCTTTCTTCACCCATCTGTAAACTACAAATGCCACTAATAGTATTAGCGGCACTCCCAAAAAATATATTAAATTCATTCCCATTTCTTTGATATTTATTTTTGTTTTTTACTCTTCGCCTTTTCGCTTCTTATAAAATACTGGGCTGGTTGCTCACGCCAGCCCGGAGTTGGAGGTACAGCTTCGCGTGTTATCGGTGGGCACGCATGAAGATCTAAGCACCATTATGCCGGCTCTTTTTCAGCCAGCAAATAATATGGTGAATTGCTTGTCTGCACGTCAGTCACAGCCTTTGTAGCAAAATCATCCGGCATTACATCCGATGGAGCTACACTTACATTGGCCGACTGTGGTGAACAGCTTCCCTTGATAACAATTGTCTGCAAAGTACTTCCCTGCATAACAATTTCCTTGGTACCTGTTATCATCAGCTCAGGAATATAAACATCCATTTCAGTACCCTTCAGGTTCTTTCCGTTCTGGTAAAATGCTGCCCTCAATTCACCTTTTAATGAATTGATCATTGCAACATTTTCGTTGGTAACCTGTGCAATCGTGACCTCAAAGTCACACTCACCGCCGCCTAAGCCTTTAAAGCTTGTACCGTCAGTAAATTTAGCGGATATAAATTCATCCGTCTCGGATAACTTACCGGTCAGCAGCTTGCCGAAAAAATGTACTGTGCCGTCATCCTTGGTAATTCCGAATGCATTACCTGAATTGAATCTGAGCAGTGTATTATCATGTCCAAACATTTTTTATACTCCTTTATTATTTAAAATATTCTTTTGTAAATTCCCATGATACAATTGCACAGGGTACTTTATTTATATTTGCAGCACTTTTTAAGTATGGTTTTTCGATTGCTTTCCACCTGTTTTCATCTTCATTTATTACACATCCTAAACTTGTATTCCATAAGCCGGCACTATTATGCCAGTTCAAACCGATACATCCATATTGCGGCTTACCATTTCCGGTCCGGAAGTACCAGCAGCCTTTATCACTCCTTATGCATATCCTGCCAAACACCTGCCTGTGATCACCGATATTGCCCTGGTATACCTGAGGCAAAAAATGCGCTATACCTTCACGCTTGGTTTTCGGGTCAGCCGTTACATTAAAGAATTCATCATCAACAGCAGGTTCACCATCACTGGTAACTCTCTTTGCATATACTTTAAGGTCATTGTTTGTGATTACATCATTGTAACTTTCATCTTCATTGAATCTGAAAACAAAACCCATCATCTCATTTTCATTCACAGGAATATAATTACAGGTAATTCTCTCACCGAGTCCCTTGCCTTTAAGCCAGGTCTTATAATCTTCAAGCAGCTTTAAATAATCATCCCACTTGAATTCTGTCCGTAATTTATTTCTTAATTCTTCTCTTGTCATTTGTCTTTTAATCCCCGCGCAGGCGGGGATCTCAATTAATTTTTTGTAGCTGATGTTCCTGTACCGGTTGTATCATAATCTTTTGTTACCAGTGCAACACCGGTTATTACCAGCCCGATAACTATTTCCTCAGGCAGATCTAAACCTGAATATTTGTTCACCAGTATAATGGCGAAACCTAAAAATGCTGCCAATGTTGTTTTGAAATTTTTCATTATATTTTTTACTCCTATAATTTGTTATTGATTTTCCGTCTCACGTTTCACATCTATCATTTCTCAGTGTTACTTCACAAATTTTGAGATCAAATACTCCGCTGCCTCAATTGCTCTGTTCAGCGCTGTAAGTACCATCCTTAATTCCTTGATCTGTGTAGCTTCGTATAACGCCTTTACAGCATCCCTTGTCTTGTATGCCCAATCAAGGTACTTCTTCGCAGTCCAATAGCTTGGTGAGTGCATTACGTACTTATCAGCAAGCCCTAACTGTGTGTTGAGCTCTTCACTCCACACCTGCAGCATATGATCATTATTCTGCTGTGCATTCCAGTAAACAATACCGGTCTTCGCAGCATCAATTCCCTGGTTAATTATTACCGATTGTTCTTTCCCGTCATCAACCGTACCGACTTCCTGCGCGCATAATGGAGCTGCCATTATGAATACAGCTATTATCAACATCCAAAGTTTACTTCTTAAATTACTCATATTCTTATACCTTTCTTTTTTTATCACCCCGAGCTTGCCGTGGGTTATTTTAACACCGCTGAAAAATCTACTTTAAGCAGTACGGCCATGAATGCAAGGAACATTATTACTGCAAGGATTATATCTTTTATATCACGAGCAGTATTACCAAACTTCTGCAGCGGACTCTTAGGCATATTTCCCTGCACCATTATGCCGTGCATTTCATCAACTTTGTTTCTCAGGTCTATTTTATTCTCAATGCTTTCAAACTTCTTAAGCATCATATCTTTCAGTTCATCCTGAGATGCTTTTGCTTCTTCCTGGCTTTTTGTGAAATTCTCTACTATTGTTTCCAGAACTATTAATCTCTCCGCTGGTGTTTTTCCTTTTGGCGCCATAGTGTTATTTTAATTTTACGGCCTTGCTATCATTGCGTTATAATTCTGTAATATTTCTGCTGTTGAAAGTTTGCGGAAATAAACCACTATCCTTTTTATGATACAGTTTTTCATTCCGCCTGTACTCTCTGTATTGCCTAATCCAAAGTATTGCGAACCTACCGAAGTCGAGAACGCTGCACCCTGATCTGTGCCTGCGGTATTGTTAACATTCAATATATTCCTGCCAACTGAATCATTGGTTACAGTGAACACCGCAAACCCAAGATTATGGCTGCCAAGATTAGTTAAGAATGTTTTATTATACTGCACAGCTCCATCAAAATAGCTTGAGCCTAATTTGCGGTATGTGCTTGTAGAATTATTCTGACATTGCAAACTAAGCACCTTAACGGGGCTTGTATTGTGTCTGTATGAAAACATCCTCTGCAAAGCATAGGTATTCGTATCAGGTAAGCTCATTAACAACATTACAGTACATCCATCGCCTGCGGGTAAATGAGGCATATTACTTAGCAGTATATCGGTAGTATCAAATGTTACACCCGTACTGCCTTTGACTGGTTTATTTGCAGTTGTTGACTGCCTTAATGTCAATGTATCCTGCTGATTTAACCATGTTGTAACTGCACCGTCTGATAAATCGGTAAAGTCCCATAAGTAATTTGGTGTAGCAACATAATCAGGATATATAATTGCAAACTTTGAACTTGTATCTTTTGAATTTCCGTAGTCATCAGTAGCAGTGAGTGTATAAAATATCGTATCGCCCGTTGTAACTGAACCGCCAAAAGCACCTGAATAATTAAAGCTCCATACAGCCTTAGCATTGGTTAAATTGCTATCAGTTTTTGACATTGTGAATGTGCTTGTAGAACCGTTATAATTTTTATGATACGCAACACTCACGGTCAAACCTCTCCATAAAGGTGAGTATACTTCAGCCGTTAAAGTTGGCGGGTATTGTGTTGCCGGCATATCGCTGATACCCGTCATGGTTACAACCGGCGGGATAACTTTTTCATGCGCAGCTGAATACCTGCCTGCAATAAGATTTGCTCTCAATCCATCAAAGCCCCATCCATCCTGCGCAACCATCAAGTCAACATAGCTGCCGTTCTTAAATGCAGTAATGCCCTGACCCTTATAATCTATGCCATAATCAACAGCCTGCAAACCGTTTGTTTCATCCCATGCACCAATATTTCTGCCTGATAAATGACCGTTAAGCCTTGTAAAACCGCCAACGAAATATATTTTATTATCAAGCTCAGCAAATGAGCAAACATCAAGCGTAAAAGCTCCCTGCCCTGCAAAATCACCGTAACCACCTGTTAACCCTGATACACCGCCTACACTGTGAACTGTACCCGAAGCATCAATGTAACAAATGCCGTTGCATTCAACACCATCCAGTTTCCAATAATCACCGCCTATCCATGTTCTGCCTCTTGAATCCTGATATATAGCATCGTAACTAAAACCGCCTCCCGAATAACCCCCTGTGAAATTCGTTAAGGCTTTCCATAAAGTGAATGTTCCGTTCTCACGTTTCCAAATACCGCTTTCACCAATACCTATTAACACAGTGTTTGCACCCCATCCAATTGCGGGAGTAACAACACCGAATGAAATTCCGAATGTGTAATAAACAGTCCATGCATTATTAGCGTTAGTCCAGAACTTTACCCTCTGACCGTCTAATATCCAGAGTGTATCGTTATGGCATAAAATTCCGTTTGTTGAGAGTGTATCAAAACCGCCTCTTAATGAATCCCATGTATGTGTTGAAAATGTATAACGTGCAATTTTCCTTACAGGAATACCGCCTGCGGAATCAAATGCACCTGATATAATGACCTGATCGGAGTTTAAAAATTCAGCATCAAAAGAAAAACCATTTATACTTAAACCCGTATCCATATCAGTAATAGTATTTGTGGCTGAATTATATAATGCTACATGATAGCCGACAAAATCGGCGGAATCTCTTCCCCTTGAAAATGCACCTGTCAATACAACTTTTGTTGAATCAAAAGGATTGGTTTTAATTTTACCAATAGCAGCCCTTGTATATCCAAATGCACCGTAATGCCTTAAACCGCCAAGATTGAAATATTTACAGGTATCTTTACGTGTGCCTGAACGCCATACATAAGAAGCCTCATAAGGATCCTGACCCATTGATGCGTAACCATCTGCAATGTTTGCATTCACATGATTGTGCTGGTTACCGCCAAGCCACTGGTAATAATTTGCGGAATCCTGCCCGATAACACCTGCATCAAAATTGATATTATACAACACACTATCTGTGGTACGTTTTACACGGATGTAAAGGTTATCCATCCACCCGGCATAATCAGCTGAGCCAAGTACATTATTCTGGCCGTCAGCGGTTTCCTCATTGATACTGCCAAGCGTAAATGTACGTGCTGTACCGCCTGTAACATTTGGGAATGTTGTAACCCTTGTAAACTTTAATGTATCATTGCGGTAATATTTTAAGCTGCCTGATGAATATAAAAACTTACTTGTTATCCAGTATCCATCACTTGCAAGTGTATCAACATAATAAAGGCTATCACCAACAGCCAACACGAATATGCTGGAAGATTTGGTGAACTGTAAGTTTGTTGCTTTATTACTGCCAACGATATTAAATCCCCAGATATGTGTGCCCGCTGTACGCTTTATATCCAGCCTTATTTCAAGCTCTGTTATGGTTGATGTAAGCCTCAACGGATCGGTTAAAGCTATCCTGCCATATTGCCCGGCAACAAACTTCATCATAAAGTTTGTGTATGCTGTAGGATAAGCTGTTGAAGTATCAAGCGTAACAACATAGCCGGTTGCCCTGTTCTTATTCAGTACACTTTTATTCCACCAACCGAAGTTGTCAATATCAAACTGCGCAAAGCTTTCACCTGCGCATATTAATACGACTAATAATATTTTGAAGAATATATTCACTTACCTGTTAAATCCCCTGATCTTTAAATATGCTTTCCTGCCTGTGTTGTAAACTGTATTTACAACCGCAAAGTAAATGTTATCCGGGTTAGGATAATAAATATATATCTCTTTACTCTGTGTGGGTGGAACAATTAACAGTTCATAGCATGTATCATTCTGAACTGATTTGCCTGTATCATTCAGGACCTTAAACCTCATTGTGGTTGTATCAGCTTTCACTGTATCACTGTTGGCAATAAGCCTGTTCGATATGTGGAAGATCTTTATTGTATCCGTCAGTGTTGCATGCGGATTCTCAACAGATATTCTGAACAGGCTGTAACCTCCTGCGCTTAGGTCAAATTTGGTTTTATAAGTACTGTCACCGGCTTCAAGTATCTTCGCATCAAAGAACCCGTTTTGCGCAAATATCCCCGCGCCACTCAGCACGGGGATAATCATTGCGATCAATATTATAATTTTTATTTTCATCATTTTTTTGAGCCGCTCCTTATGCGGCGAAACCTTGCGACCGCGCTAGTGGGCGAAAGGCTATCACATTTCGCATTAACTTAGGCTACGGTTTCCTGTACAGCACAACCCTGAAATAGATCTTCACATCTTCACGGTTACCTGTTAACCCCTGTACGATTGCTCCCAAAAATCTTGTTGGCAGCCCGTTCCATTTAACGGTAACTGTATCATTCACCGGTTTATTTGTATATACCCCTGTAGTATCCCATGCCTGTGAAATATTCCAGTATGTTGTGTCCTTTGTGTTGTAGTTAGTCAGGTATGTAGTGATAGAAAAATTCCTCACAGTACCGGTTGCCTTCCATGATGCCATTGCCAGGTAATCAGCATAGGGAAGAATATTGATCAGCCCCAGCTGGTACTTTGCCAGTGAATCATTGGTAAAGCTTATGGTACCTTCAACCACGCTGCAGCTGTTAACTGTTGGTGTAGTCTGTGTAATTGATACCTGAACATTATCAGCCTTAACATCCTTAGGCTGGGTCATGAATGCTGCAGCAATTGCGAACAGCATGAACACTTTAAAGATTGATGGTAATTTCATTTTTCTCTCCTTGTGAGTTATTGTTAATTCTTAGATTCTAATTAATGATGTATCCTGCTGTTACCGGCATCTGTAATATTAAAGCCGGCCGTGAATCAATTTCTATAAATCCAAGTTCTGCCTTTTCAAAATTCATTCCGCTTATTATCACTGTTTTTTCATCTTCAACTAAGCTGTTATTCTCTTTCCATTTCCTGCAAAGGAAGATCTCAATTTCTTCTATCCTTTTTACAGCTTCTGTTTTTGACTTTCTGTAATCTTCACGCTTCATATCTTTTAAGTTCGGTATCTGTATTATCAGGCTGATCATATAATCACCGGTTCTGGTCAGCATCGTTCCGTCACCTGCTTCATTATCAGTGCCGTAAGGTTTAACATCTTCAACCAACAGCGCAGGGTAATCTTCAACAGGCAGAAGGCTTGTTTCGCTTATGAATTTCAGCCAGGGCATTTCACCCGTTTCATTCATCTCAGCTTCTACCAGGCTTATTATATATCTCTGTGGGTCCATTTATATTTTGATTTTGCTCATTTGGTTCATCAGGTAATTCCTGTTAAGGTTTAATGCTGTTCTTAAGAACGGCAGGCCCTTTGTACCTTTAGCTGCGATCTTTCTGGCTATTGCCAATGCTATACTTTTTACTTCACTCATGATCGCATCTGCATTTTTGCTTCTGTGTATCGCTGCATGTGTTGTGCTCTTACCGCCTTGCTTTACCAGCCCTTTTATTATCACCCATTTTTCAAGCGGTTCAAGCGGTGGAAAGTGCGGCTTGGTATCTTCGTGCCTGAAAATTGCATAAGGCACATTAGCCCCAACACCAACAACACCAATTATCTTTCCTATTTCTTTGGTCACTTCATACCTCAGGTTCTTCATCATCTCGCCGGTTGCAAAAGCTTTGTTGCTTCTGATATTGGCATCTGCATCACTCCGGACTTTTTCAAGGAACAATCTTAAATATTTTTCTACTTCAGCTTCAATTGCTTTCTGTGCTTTTTCAAGGTTTATCTTTATCTGGTCAACTTCTTTACTCATCATTCTCAGCGTCAAGCGCTGCGAAACTTATTCCGGGTGTTATCAGTATATCCGGATTCTCATCAGCATCTTCATCAACTGTTTTAGCATATGGTTTCAAAAGCTTCTCTGCTTGGACTTTATGCCTCTGTATAATCGTGTTGACATCAAACTCACTGATGTTCTCTTTCCTGCCGTCACCAACACCTCTGGCTTTTGTTATACCATCGCCTGCGGTTGATACATTCAGTCCGGGTATCAGGTAGTAAAGTACAAATCTTGTCTCGGCGGTAAGAACATTTTTATAATTATCATCATCAGTTCCAAGCGCAAGTATTCTGTCATACTCTGCTTGGCTTATCCTGTCAACTACATCAGCCTTAGCTTCCGGAAAGTATACTTCTATTACAGTCTGCTTTACTTTATCGCCAAGGTTGCCAAGCTTCTGCACATCTTCGTATGTCGTGAAATAACCCATTTTGTAGCGGATGAAGGATTCGAACCTACGACCTGATGGTTATGAGCCATCCGAGCTACCACTGCTCTAACCCGCTATATATTGCCCGGGTCCCTTACATCTTCCGGAGGAGGCCCCTGATGACGATTCAGGTTAGCCCGGGCATTTACCAAAGAAAGGCAAAACGTCTGCGGCCTATCTTCGTACACTAAAAATAATTCAAAGAACGTGCGATACTATACTTTTGAAGCGATCACCAGTGACTTTGAGTAACCATAGTTTGAGTCAAGCTCAGCTTTAGGTGTATACTCAATTACACCGCCTTTTTTTCTTTCCTGTACCTGGCGCCCAATGTACATATTCAAGCCAAAACCAACATGCAGGTTCTTCGGATTACAAAGAACTATTTCGGTTGAAGGCACTGCAAATAATGGGCGGCAGTTTACACCGTTTGAAACCAGCGGCTGAGTTGAAAGCATATCACCAAGTCCTGTTGCTTTGCCGGTCAGCTCTCTGCGATACTTTGTGTAATTGCTGTGAGACATATAAAACTTTAAATTGGCAACATCAGCCTTAAATTTATCCGGCAATGTATCCCAAACAGCATCCAGTACATCCCTAATCTTATCGTCTTCAGTAAAGCCGCCTGCAAGTTTGTTGGTATTGGCATCAGCCTTAGCTCTCACTATATACCCGTCAACCAGCTTTAAAAAATCATCAGCGCTAGCTTTATCACCGTTCCATGCAATATCAATAACGTCACGTTTAAACAAGCCCATGAACTTGTTTGTGATGGTTGATTCCGCGCCGCCTTTTTCAATGTTCTTCCTGAGGAACTTCATTGAAATATCAAACGGCCTGGCTACTTCAACCGGGGTTAATGACCTGCGGGGGATGGCAACAACGTTTGTTGCGTCAATATCGGTATCTTCTGTTACGCCTCTTAATCCGCGTACATCGGCATCAAGCGCATCCATATTAAGCGTTGTTACAATATCAGTTTCAACCGTGATCTCACTTAAGAAATCATCGCTGTCCACCATTGTATCAATGAACGCGGAAAGCTCCTGCGGTGATATTTGCCCGCCGGTGCCGGTTGTTATCGTGGCCTTTATGACCTGGATAATTTCTTCATTTGTCATTTTGTTGAACCGCTCCTTTTGCGGTGAAACACCTTACCTGTGCCTCGGCGCAGGAAAGGCTATATTTTTATTTATTCGATTCTTTCTTTATTGAAAGATCAGCTTAGCTTAAGAAAGGAAGAATACCTTTTTTAACTTCAACTTCTTCTTTCTTGCCTTCTTCTTTTTCTACCTGCTGACTGCCTTTGGATTTCCCCAGTTTTTCATTTGCTTCATTAAGCTGCTTCTGTATCTCGGCATTCTTAGCTTCAAGTTCTGCTTTCTGATCAGCAAGTGCTTTTTCGTGTGCTTCTTTTGTGATTGGATCCATGATATTTTCTCCGTTATCCTTTATGGATTTATTTATAATTTCTCTTTTTGATTTTGCTTCACCGGCTGAATCCATGAGTGACTGCATTGCATCCATTGCTGCCTGCAGCTTCTTCATATTACTGTCACTTATAACTTTTCCGGCTTTTGATACTTCAAGACTTTTTGCAAGGTCAATTGTCTCGGCATAAGCTTTGGCATCATCCAGCACCTTAAGCACCTTTGCGAGCTTATCAGGCTGTGATGAAAAATCATCCCACATAACATCATACAATGAACGGCTGATCGCATCAACCAGCATGCCTACTTTAAACTTTGCAATTGTTTCATTGAAATCTTTTACAATCACTCCGCTCTCAGCAAGTTCTTCTTCTGACTCCAACCACTTCATAAGCCTGTCAACAATTTTATTCTTTGTGCTCTTTGCTTCTTCTGTTCTCTCAGCAAAACCATATAATGAGTAACCTGTATATGTTCCGTCCTTAACGGATTTCCATATCTCCTCATTTTCTATCTTGGTCACAATAAACCATGTACCGTCAGGCTCATCACTTAATATGCTGTGGCCGCCTTTTATGATGGCACTCTCAACAATAGTCACACCATCAACCGGTTCAAGGTTATGCTGAGTGTCAACTGCTTTTGATGTATTACTCTTTGCAAGGAAATTATGCGCTGCCTTTTCGATTGTTTCCGCGGTAGCAAAGTCACCGTGTGCATCAACATCATCGGGAGCATAAACAACCCCATACACCAGGTGCTTATCTTCATCCACCTTGGCTATCCGGGCTAACTTTTCAAGCGAATAGTCTGTGCGCTTATCATCTGATTTGCAGATAACAGTGCGTTTGTTCGCACCTTTATCAACCAGAGAGATCAAATGTACATCTATATTTTTAAGCTCTTTTGATTTGGTCATTTTTCTTTTACTCTATAATAGAGAACTGTATCAATGAGCCAAATATAGTAACGCCTCAACCTCACATGTTAGATTGTTTTTGCAACCCTAAGTAGATTGCTCGAACTTATAAGGTGAGTATATATGTTATTAATAATAGAAAGAGCTGTTTTTGTCTATTTTTTGCTGTTTTCTGGACCCTGTATTGACAAAGCACCCTAAAAGCCATATATTTGTACCAGAATATCAATACTTGAATAGCTTAACCAGCTCAAACATTAAGTAATCCACTGGTATTCTATGGGTTCAATTAAGGCGATACAAAAAAACACGGAGAAAAACATGAAAGAATTTACCCTTAAAGTCATAGTCTTTAAGCGCGATGATGCGTTTGAAGGTATATGTCTTGACCTGGATATAGCAATAAGGGCAAAAAGTGAGCAAGAATTTAGATGCAAGCTTAATGATGCTATCTTATCATATCTGCGTACATTTACAAAAGAGGAAATACTTAGGGGCGATTTCTTTAGATTAGCTCCTATGAGGTATCAATTTTTATGGCACCTTAAGGCATTATTACGTTTAACAAAAAAAGAAAAATTTTACGAACCGTCATACAATACAGAAACAAATCACTTGAGTTTTGCCTAAAAAATATCCTTCCCTTACACTTAGTGAGGTAAAGCAAATACTAAAATTTAGAGGCTTTGAATTAGCGAACACCACTGGCAGTCATGCACAATATTCCAAGACAGTCAATGGTGTTTCTTATAAGGTAACTGTTGATCTAGCTGAAAATGAGTTTTATGAGTTTTTGCTTCAAAGTATGATACGACAATCAGGCTTATCCCGTGTAGAGTTTTATTGTTCCACAAAGTCAACGGCAAAAAAGATAAATCATAAATTCAATAAATAAAAAGCGGTCATCCCTGACCGCTTTTTTGATGCCCCTCAATCTAACTGCGTTGTAGCTCAATTTGTCTTTTCAATTTTAATATTTGCAAGCTTGATATATTTTGTAGGGTCCGTTATCCCATCATTCCATTTAATGATTGTGTAAAAAATACAATTATCCCAATTATAAAACTGACTGCTCATTGTGGCATTAACTGAGATAGAGCTCACTCCAATACCGCCATTACAATATACTTCATAGCCGTTATTGAAACCACCAATTGTTGAACCCCATGACAAGATACCTGTCTGATTTGTGTCGTTGCGAAATATATAAAATGATATTTTGTAAGTTGCATTCCTGTCAACAGCACCGCTATAGAATATTATAGTATCAGGTACAACATCTTTTAAATTTTTCAAACTATCAGCCTGATATATTACATTAGAAGTATTATTGTTGTTATTTACAACCGTGTCACTCCCGCAGCCGGCTATGCTGATAATTGATATTGTAGCAAATAACAGAATTGAATATATGCTGAAATTCATTTTGAGCACCTCCATTTTTAATAACACAATATAAGAAGAACAAAAGCAATTTTACAAATCAAAATATTTTATTGATGATAATTTTTATAAGAGCTAAAAGGATAACAACAATTACTATAATTCCTATTACTCTGTTTGGTCCAACCTTTTTATAATTGATCAGCTGCGCCATTACGCAACATCCCGGATGATCTTTACAACTTTATATATCTTATGCACTCTTGAAAGCGGTACTTCCTCAGGATGATACTTTGTATTTACACTGTATATAGTAATAGCATCATTATTGTTTTTCTGTCTCTGGAATAATTTCACGCTTGCCTCTGTAGTACCTGGTCCTGATTTATAATGTATAAGTATTGCGGTATGATCTTTTATATTTTCAAATGGTATCTCTGCACACACAACATGATCATTCTTTTCTATGTATGGCTTCATACTATCCCCCACTGCCTTTACTGCAAACACAAACTTGTAATGCTTCAACCCGTCAACAATGATAAAATTTTTTTCATTGTTTTCCCATTGTGCAGCCGGCAGGCCGCAGTCAGCCATAGCGAGCTCACTCACTCGCCTGAAATTCTTTCCGTACCTTTCAACAATTTCTGCTGGCTGATCAATTTCATACATTTCAGCCTTGTCATCTATGAACCAATTAAGATTTACTCCGAGCTTGCTTCTAAGGTTAAGAAAAAATTCAGCCTTAGGCTGCACCCCATTTTCATATCTCTGAATGTTGGGCTGCTTATCACCAATTCTTTCAGCAAATTCGGTTTGGGATATAGAGCCCCGCAGGATCCTCAATTTCTCACCAACCGATTTATACATTTCTGTATAACAAATATAATACAGCAGGTTTTATATGTCAATTCTAAACCGTTAAAGACCCGTTAAAATTTTGTAAAATACCATAGAGCCGTTAAGTGATGGCACGAGACACCCCAAAGCAAACCTTACCGTGTTTCCGTGCTTTTTCTTCATATACAATTATTAATCAATGATTTATGAAAATAAATATACAGTTCTGTATATTTACACTTGACATATTATACAGTTTTGTATAATTTTGTTGTAGTAAAGTTAAACAATCTGGTAGGGGGTACCAATTGAAGCTCAACCAATTAAAGCATTCTGATGGACAGGCAATCATATCAATGCTTAAACAAAAAGGTAAGTCGCTAACCATAATAGCGGATAGCTGCAAAGTAACAAAGCCGGTCGTATCTGCTGTAATAAATAATAAATACAAGGGAAGCGAAGAAACAAAAGATCTTATCTATAACCAAATACTTTCTATACTGAATGACAGGCAGGATATTAATAATGAGGTATACGATAACATCAACACAGTTGATAAGCTTCTGCATGTTGGCATCAACTCAGCAAAGTTTACCATACCTGAAAAAGAATTCTTGATTTCACTTCACAAAAAGTTAAGCAACTATAAAGTAAACCAACAGCAAAACTGATATGAAAGATATTATGTTCGCAATCTTCGGTTTCTTTTTTGTACTGCTCATATTATTTGTCACTGTACTATAATGAAGATCATATTAACTAAAATACCGGTCAATCTTATCACTGAATTATGCGAGCCTTTTAAAGCATATGGTGTGATCAACGAAACAGCTATCCGTGATATGAAGATATACAATGAATATCTGGAGCGCACATTCTCTGCACCGGGATGTCATTATAATGCATATGCTCTGGCATCGGATTTCAATTTATCTGTTGCTCAGCTTAAAAGAATAATCAGAAAGTACAAAGCTTTATTCCCTGCACGTATTGTAAAAGATAATTCATTAACGGTAAAATACAAACTTGATAATGCAGCATAACAACCAACATACCAAACAGTATCATACTAATGAGTATGATAAGGTTACTGCCGTTTCACCGCAACAGGTATCTGAATGTTTCATCTGCGGCAGGCACGCAACTAAAACAATAACACTCAGGCTTATCCGCCGGTGGAAATTACTCTCACGCAAAATGACACTCATCATTGATACTGTATGCAGCATATGCGATGACAAACATAAATTAATATCATCAACAACAACACATGAGCGCAATTAAAAACGATAACGAATTACAGCACCTGGTAGATCTCTCAGGCCTTAAAGAAGAATTCATTGCAGAGCAGAACAATATCACTCCGCAGTATTTCTCAATGCTCAAAACATCCGCGCGTAATGGCTTGGCAAAACGCCTCGCAATTAAATTCTGGCTCATTAAGTATATCCAGCATTCACTAACTTTTAAACTTGCAGCATAAATGATATTCCCAAACACACAATACAAACCGGTGCTTAAGCATGAATCCATTCAGGTTATCATGCCATATGAAATATTCAAAGTGCTTGATGCAAACACAAGTGAAGTGCTCTGGTTTGAGGTGACCTATAAAGACCCAAAAACATTTGATCAGAATGCGCGCCGTCCGTTTGCTAAGGAATCCGATGCACGTGACTATATCATCCAGCAGATCGAACACAAACACAACAACGAACCAAGTTAATTATTAAACTTTATCTCTCACCCCGAGCTTGTCGAGGGGACTATAATAAATGATACTACAACAAAATAAATTAATGACCGAAACAACTCCAACCGCTGAGAATACCGCTCAGCAAAATGTAACTGATGGAGTGTTAACAGCTGCTCACTTTAAGCTCGAACGGTTTTGCAAAGATGCCATTGAAAAAAATATTAAAGGATTTGTGAATCTTACAGCACTTGCAAAATCACATGGTATTAACAGATCGTACCGTACACTGATAGATGCGGTGAAAAAATACAAAGCCTCAGGCATCACATCACTTAAGCGCAAGGAATATTCAGGCAAAGGCGATACACGCTCATTCTCGCATTCAGCACTTGCAATACTTAAGAACAAATATATTGATTCCCTTGTAATGAAAAATGCCTATGAAGATATGCATAAGGAATTGCGTCAGGCAGCTATATCATTTATTGATATTGCCACCGGTGAAAAATTTCTGATCAAGGATAACTTGCTGTATGAATACAATCCCGGAAACTCAATGCACTCTATACACTCAACTCACTCTATCCACTCAACCAAATTTATTGAAGGCATTTACCGTCTGCCTGGGTATGATGATACCCGCATTGATAACTCACAGTTTGAGGTCCGCACAGGTTCCTATAAATCTGCCTGCAGATTCCTGGCTACTTTAAAAACAAATGAACCGGCTTTATTCTATAACCGCTACGGCATACATGATTACCGCAACAAACGCCAGCATACCATGAAGCTGAACTATTCACACCTTGCACCAAATGCTTACATAGTGGGTGATGGTAAACAGCTTGATATTATCGTGATCTCAGAGGACTGGCGCAGGGTATACCGCCCATGGCTTATGGGCTGGTATGATATGGCAACACGCAGGTATTGCTATGAGCTTGCTGTTCATGAAGATTCAGAGAGCATCGCTAATTCACTTTCGGTTGCAATACGTGAGTGGGGTGTGCCTGAAATGCTTAAGACAGATAACGGCTCCTCATATAAATCAGGCAGGTTTCAGGAAATGTGCCGCTTTTTTAATATCGAACAGAAACATGCAACAGTAAAGCTTGCCCGTGCAAAACCGATTGAATCACACCATAATGTAATTGATAACCTCTGCAAATCAAGCATAGGTTACACCGGCAATAAGTATGTTGAAATGCCGCTTGATACACGTGAGCGCATCAAGCTTGCAGCAGGTGCTCAGCGCAATGCCAAACAGCTGGCTAAGCTTATCAAGGAAAATATCGGTTACTCATTCACAATTGCAGATCCCGATGCAAGGCTTAAGAAATCCAAACGCCGCTTAATGCATATCAGTGAGCTTAAGGAATTACTCGAAACAAAGTTTGATGAATATCATGAACGCATTCACGGCGGATTAAAAGAAGATAAGCTTGGCCGCCAGGTATACAACCTGAACTGCAAAGATGAAACCGTAAATGAAATGGGTGAGAAGCTGAACTCACCACGGGGCAGGTACATGTACTATGTTAATCAGGGATTCAAGCCTGTTACAGCTGACCCGGCAATCATAGCATTATATGCAACTAACTTTGAGCTTCGCACAGTGCAGATGAAAACAGGCATCAACCTTGCCAATGGTGAATACTACCATGCTAAGCTTGCTGGTATTGCCCGTCAGAAAGTATTAATTCGGTATACCTCTGTTGGCAATCATAAAATTTATGTATTCCATTCAGAAGAATTGCAGAAAATAACTGATCGGTCACAGCTTACAAAAGAAATATCTGACTCTCTCAAATTTATATGTATTGCAGAACGCCAGACATTGATAGATTACAACGATGTATCATACAAAGATGAACTGATACTCCAGCGTGCCGAGGAAAAAGCCATCCGCGATACTCTACGTGATTCCCCTCTTGAGAGGGGTGGCTCCGCTGGCGGAGACGGGGTGTGTTCCAGCAACATTCTGCACCTCAATAATTCCGGCAGTATGTCAGATGAAATAAAGCAGGAAGAAACACGAATCATCGCAGAAAAGAAACCATCAAAAAATAAATATAAAGATGTGGATCTATTCTGAGCGAAAGCGAAGAATCCCATCATAGGAGGCTAATAAAGTGCAAATAAGATATTTACTTTTAATGAAATACACAGAATCGAACTTTTGGTACCTTGATCGTGAACTTAACGATGAAGGTCAGGAGATTGCAAAGAATCAATTTTACAATTCCATGGATGAAGCTCGTGCCATGGCAGTAGAGATCCTCGGGTTTGATGAAGAAGCAAACGGCACACCGGTATGTGGTATAAATTATTATATAATTCCGGTCCCGTTTGATGAGACAATTAAGGATGAAAGTTAATAATGAATATTTTAAAATCATTAGTTTTATCTCTCATGTTTTTCATATTCCTGTTATCCGCAATAGTAGTTTGGCTTAATCCTGATAAATCCATTTATTTTAAAATTGGTGATATGGGAATAGACTTGGCAGGAATGATATGGTCATGCTTTGAAATAAAAAAAATACATACTAATTAATCATGAAAGAACTTATCAACAAACTTAACGAGCTGCAGGAAGAGTACGAATTCTCTGACTCGCAGCTGTGCTCAAAGATCGGTATAACAACCGATGAGCTCCAGGCATTCCGCAATGGCAGACATCTTGAACCGCTGCACATAAAACTGATTGAGCGCTTTGTGGATATGATGTCAGAACACATCTATCCAACCAAACTACTTGCAACAGCAGAGAAGATATTCAATCTCACATTTAAAGAGCAGACAATTTCCATCATCGGTTCAGTATCCGGTGCAGGTAAAACTTTGGCATCAGAGCGGTACGCCAACGAGAATTCATTTGCGCTTTACTTTTATGTACCTGAGATCATCACACCGCGCCACCTGCTTAACCTGATTTGCCAAAAGCTTGGGCTTCCTTCAATCGGACTCAACCTGCAGCAGTCATATGAACAGATCTGTGGTGCTCTGGCTCAGGATAAAAAGCTTTTCATCTTTGATGAATCCGACAGGCTCAACAAAAAGATGTTTGAAATAATGCGCGATATATGGTCAGACGGCAAAGGCAATCTTGGGCTGGTATTTGTGGGTGACGAAAACCTCATGAATAAGATCAAACGCCCGGGCACACTCCGTGAAAACCTTATCCGCCTGATGCGCCGTGTAAAGTACAATGAAATACTTGACCCGCTGCATCCTGATGACGTGAAGATGGTATTCAAGAACCAGTTCGGCAGGCACAAAATTACGGACCAGATGATAAATCACATTTATACAAAGTACTGCAAGCTCGGCGGATTCGGTTCAATTCTCAACCTCACCGATAAGATTAACAAGCTTGCTAAAAATTCAGGCGATACACCAAACAATGAAATGGCAGAAGAAGCCATGAAGAGATTGAAGATCTAACAACAAACTACGGGGGGTAGTAACAGCATACATGAATACAAAGAATAAACAACATACAATTTATCTGGATTACGCTGCGTGTTTAATACTGGCAAAGCTCGGACTTCCGCAGGAAGCATCATCTGCATACTGGTCCAAAAATGATGGCAAGATCTTCCAGACAGAAAGCATTACCAAGTTCAAAGGCTGGCAGAAATGTTTCGTTGCAGCTGTCACCGGTGAAGAGCTTAATCAGTTCATCCCGCAATATACTGTCATCGAAAGATCAGATCCCAAGAACTGGAAGATACATAATGCAAGATACAAAGCAGTATCACATGCATCAACAGAGGGCGAAGCAAAAGTAAAATTCCTCGCCACTCTGGTAAAGAACGGTTCCATAAAATTAAACTAACCACATCCCCCCTTGTTTTTAAAGGGGGCACTTAGGGGGGTTCATGAAAAAATTCAAAGAAACCATAAAGCGCATTTACTCAATTCTTCTTCTTGCATTTTCAGATAACTACCTGGTAATGACATACGACCAGAAGCAGGGCACCAAGTATGATTTTGAATACCGCTCAAATTTCCATATCGGCAATGACCTCATGACGGATATGAACTATGCAGTATTCTCATGGATAATGCAGCATCATGAGAAAAGGCAGGCCGAAGTTAATGATGATACAATAAACAAATTATTAAATAAGTAGAAACATGATCACAAAAAAAGACATCATCACTGAATCACAATTACAGGCTGATATTAGATCACTGCCAAAGGATTACAATAAAGGTTCATCCAAAGTACTGGCAGGTATTTTCAGCATCAATAAAGCTGAGCGCAGAAAGCGTGACCAGCAGAAAAAACATGGCAAAGCCAGGCGTGAAAAAGCTAGGCAGGGCCGTAATGCAAAACCAAACGGCATGGCAATTGCCAACGCCAGGTTAAAATACGCAATAACAGAAAATAAGAAGTAATGCCAAAACCATTCAACCTGAAATACTTTGAATCCATCAAACCGCTGCCAATGAAGCGGTATGCATTATGGCTTATCGGTTCACCCGGTTACGGATTTTCAATTTTCAATTCGATGGATAAAGCTATAAAAGCACAGGATGATGATGCGCTGGCTGAATGTGAAGAAGCTTATCCTGATGAATCAATATGGTTCACCAAGCATCTTGAAAAACATCCGGATGCATTAACGGTACAGAAAAATTTATTTGAATTATAAACCAAACTTTCCGCAGCTGGTGCTGCGCCAAGTCAAGTAGAAAGGAATCACGTAATGCCAAAAACAACTAAGAAAAAAAACGAATTAAAGAAACAGTTCCAGAATCTTCATGATGAGCTTCATACCGGCAAAAAAATTGAATATGTTTATAGGCCACAATCAGCTGGTGAAAATATCGGTATGTATCTTTTCGGTGATGCTGGCTGGACACTTACTTTGAAACCAGACGGTACATACTCACTCGAATAAATAATCCACCAACCAAAGAAAGGTAAACAATATGGATACACTATTCAACGTCACACCGGGTGCAGACTACATGAAGCATGTAAAATACCCGGATGCTGAACTCAAAAACTGGAATGACTTCACCAAAGCTTTACAGGAGAAGGAATTCCTGCTTAAGAAACAAAAGGATATTCATTCACTCGCAGATACAGCTAAGCAGAATGTTCTCTCAGCACACGATGAAGAACTCACAGAGCTTGCTGAATCCATAGGCAAGCTTAATGTTAACGTGAATGAATTCCTCACCAACCATGAAACTGATTTTAAAGCATCGCCTTCCATGGATCTTGGTGAGTATGAGATTGTTGCAGAGACCAAAACCAAATACAAAATAAAAAGAAAGAAAGAGGCAAACAAAAATGAAAATTAACAGCTTTGAAGATCTGGATAATGCATTGCTTGAGCTTGGTAAAGCCAAGGCTGAACTGCAGAAACAGGAAGCCGCCATGAATGAAGAAATGCAAATCATAACAGATAAATATGCTGAGTCAACTGCCGAATGCTCAGGCACTGTAGCCACCATTGAAGATGCCATAGAAACATTCTGTGCAAAGAATAAAGATGAATTCGATGAGACCAGGAGTAAAGTATTCAATCATGGTAAAGTTGGCTTCCGTACCAATCCGCCATCCGTAAAACAGCTTAATAAAAAATGGAAAGTTGAATCATCGGTCGCATTTGCAAAGAAGCTTTTCGGCAAAAAGTATCTGCGTGAAAAAACTGAGCTTGATAAAGCTGCAATCCTTGGTGATTATGCCGCTGAAAAAATAAAGGATGAAGATCTTGCCGGCATGGGTTTGCGAGTTGAGCAGGAAGAAACATTTTCAGTGGAAGCTAACTGGGTTGAAATAAAAAATATAAAAGCTGCCTGATGATACAACTCATAAATAAGCCGGTAATATTACCGCAGATAATATTATCGGCACTGCTTCTTGTTCTGCTTATCATTTCAATAATTAAATATCCCTGGTAAAATGCCAAAGAAAACAGATTGGATACAAACATATACAGGTAAAAAGTTCTATCCGCTGGAGCCGGATATGGAAGATATAAATATCGTTGATATTGCACACGCGCTTTCCAACATCTGCAGGTTCAATGGTCACTCAAACCGTTTCTACAGTGTAGCTGAACATTCGCTTGGCTGCCTTGGCCTTGCCCGGCACATGGGCTTAAGCTATTCACACAGGTATGCTGCGCTCATGCATGATGCAGCAGAAGCATATCTATCTGACGTTGTACGGCCCGTGAAAAGAGTTATTCATGGTTATTCTGAGCATGAAGCAAAGCTTGAAATAATCATTGCAAATAAATACGACATACACAGTTCCGATTTACTTATCATTAATAAGATTGATAACATCATGTTGGCAACTGAACGCAGGGATCTATTCACTGATCCGCTGCCATGGGGAAACCTCACGGAAGAACCAACAGATTATTTCTGTGTGACTCAGCCAATGCATATTGATGGACTTATGAAGCAGCATTTCCTTAATGAGTTCCATACACTGCGCAAAGCTTTGAGGCTGCCGGAGTGCGCGGACTAATGAAGATCTCAGAAACAGTATCCGGCATATACACTGATATGCAGAATGTTGATGGCAATGAAATAGTATCCATCACATTTGCAGGCTTAACATGGAAGCTTAAAGTATCATCACTAATAAAAATATTTGAATATGCAAACAAGTACTTTGAAGGTAAAAAAGCGTAGAGTCCGCACAGGATATTACAGTGAAGTATCACGCGATAATGCATTTGGAATTACCCGTGATACTCATGAACCGCAGATGCGCAGAATATACGCACTGCTTTTCAGGTACGGCAAGCTGACCAGACACCAGATAGCAAAGCTTTTGGATATGCCATTGCATACAGTCTGTGCCCGGGTAAATGAACTGATGAAGGAAGAAATGGTAATTGATACAGATGAAGAATTATTCAATGAAGAAACACAGACACCAAACAACCTGGTGCAAGCGGTTGTGATCGAACCAAGCTTATTCGGAAAATGAGTACTGATACAGATATAAAATTAATGCTGGCCAAAACTTTAACAAAGGAACAGCTTGCTGACTTAGAAGATAAATTTAAGCCGGGAACACCGCCTGAGAAATGCCGCTTATGCGGAAACAGAAAGATATATAAATATGATGGCCATGGCCCAATATGTAAAAAGTGCGCTTATGGTCATGATTCCAGAGTAACAGAGCCGCGCAAAGTAGTACCGGAAACAGGCAGGAATGAACCGTGTCCATGCGGTAGTGGTAAGAAATATAAAAAGTGCTGCATGAATAAGCCAGTAAGGGTACAACGGAAAAGAACTGCTGGCTATAAATTACCATGCAACACAATTTATGTTGGCAGGCCAACAAAATGGGGTAATCCATTTAAGGTTGGCTTTAATGATTTTGGTGATGCTTATGTGACATTGAGAACTATAACTGATGTTCTTTCTCTATATGAAGATTTATTGATGGAACAGATTTCAATTGGCAAGCTTGATATATCTGAACTCAAAGGTAAAAACCTTGCTTGTTTCTGCGCTTTAGATAAGCCATGCCATGCAGATATATTATTAAAATTAGCCAATCAATAACCATGAAAGATAAAATGCTCAGTGAAACAGAAAGAATGAAGGATACAAAATATAATTACTTCCGTGATATATGGTGCCTTGGCCCATCGAACACTGGTTATCCAGGTGCATTTCCTGGCGGATTAATTAACAGAATAAAGAAGATGGGATGGTGGGGAGATAAAAGGTTGTGGATGTTCTCAGGCAGCTTCAAAGATCCCGAAGGTACAACTGTTGATATTAAACCGGAACTGAATCCGGATGTTGTTGCAAACTGTGAATCCCTTCCTTTTGAAGATGGTTCATTTGATTTTGTGATGCTGGATCCGCCTTACAGCGAAAAGGAAGCAAAGGATTTGTACGATTTAAAATATTGCAGTATGACAAAAGTAATGAATGAAGCGGCCCGGGTTTGTCAGGGGGGGGGGCTGGTTATTCTATTGCATAGATTAATACCACAATGCCATCCAAATGAAAGCTTGCATAAGAAAAAATTAAAGATGGCCGGACTTGTAGGTGTATTCACAATTTCAGGCTATTCAAACATCAGGGCTTTATCGGTTTGGAGAAAAGAAAAATAAATTATCTTCTCAGAAAGTGCTGGCAACCATCATTAAAAAATACAAATACATTCCGCTTAGTGCAGATCTTCTGCCCAAAAATGTGCTGCGGAATCTTTGGATCTACATGCATCACCTGGGCAGCATCAGATTGTTTCATGTGCCTGAAATAGTGCCTGCAAAATTTACAAATTTCATCCGGTTCATTAAAGCCGCGTAATATATTAGAATCCATAATCCAAAATATAAATAAATGATTGAAGTTATAGACCTATTTTGTGGTGCCGGTGGAGTGACTACCGGTATAGAAAAAGCCAAGTATAAAGGCTTGAAATGTGCTAATGTTATAGCATGCATCAACCATGACCCGATTGCAATTGCATCACACAAAGCAAACCACAGGGGAGTGCTTCACTTCACAGAAGATATTAAAACTTTTGATGTAACCAAATTCCCTGCATGGTCACCCGGTGCAATAAAAGTATTGTGGGCTTCACTTGAATGCACAAACTTCTCAAATGCAAAAGGCGGAATGCCCCGGGATGCTGACAGCCGCACACTTGCAGAACATTTATTCAGATACATCAGCCATCTTGACCCCGATTACATACTCATCGAAAATGTAAGGGAGTTCATGTCATGGGGTCCGCTGGACTTAAACGGCAAGCCAATATCAAAAGAAAAGGGCATTGATTACGTGAAATGGGTTAAGAAAGTAAAAAGATATGGATATAAATATGAATTCCGGATATTGAACTGTGCAGATTATGGCGCACATACATCCCGCAAAAGGCTGTTTATATGCTTCGCAAAAAAAGAACTGCCGATGATATTCCCGCTGCCTACCCATGCAAAAAAAGCTGGTAAAGGTTTGAAGAAATGGAAGGCTGTTAAGCAGGTACTTGATTTCAATGATGAAGGAGAAAGCATCTTCACTCGCAAAAAACCGCTTTCAGAAAAAACACTGGAAAGAATTTATGCAGGCCTTGAAAAATATGTTGCCGGTGGTGATGATAAATGGATTGTGAAATATAATTCAGCCTGCAACAATACTTCCGTGAACAAAGGATCATCAGTTGAGGAACCATCACCAACAATCACAACAATGCCGGGTGTTGGTGTTGCATCGGTAAATAAAGCTTTTTTGGTATCTCATCTTAGTGATAATCCCAAAAGCATTGATGAACCATTTTATACAATAACTACACAACCGCAGCATGAAATAATTAACATTGAAAAAGCTTTTGTTGCACAGTACAATTCCGGAAGCGATAAGAACAGGGTTAAGGGTATTGATGAACCATGCAATACAATTCCTACCAATAACAGGTTTGCTTTGGTGCAGGCGAAGTTCCTTGTTAACTATAATCACAGTTCAAAGTGCGATTCAATTGAATCACCGGCACCTGTTATACTTACACATGACAAGCTTGCACTGGCATCACCTGAATTCATGGTTAAGTATCATAAGACAGGAAAGAATATAAGCAGTGTTGATGATCCAAGCAGCACCATTACCACAAAAGACAGGCAGGCTTTAATTCAGCCTAAGTTCTTTATTGATGAACAGTACACCAACAGCAGGCCTGTGAGTATACATAAGCCATCAAATGCTATAGTTGGAAATCCAAAACAAAAGCTTGTACAGGTTGATCAGGCATTCATGCTTGATACTAACTTCAATAATACTGCAAATTCAGTGAATGCACCAGCACCATCAATACTTGCTTCAAGGCATCACAGGTATCTGGTTAATCCGCAGTGGTTCAGTGAAGCTGCATACAGTGTTGATGATCCTTGTTTCACGCTTATTGCAAGAATGGATAAAGCACCGCCTTACCTGGTGCAGACCGAAACCGGTGAAACAGTTATTGAGATATATGATAATGATTCAGAATGCACAAAGAAGATAAAGCTTTTCATGGCCGCATATGGCATTGTTGATATTAAGCTGCGTATGCTTCGCATTCATGAACTGCTTGCAATAACCGGATTGCCCAAAAGCTACAAGCTTAAGGGCAACCAATCAGATCAAAAGAAATTTATCGGCAATGCCGTACCGCCAATAGTACCGCAGCGCTGGATTGAAACACTTTACCCGGCATTGATTCCGGTATTGGAGTACAGAAATGCAGCTTAAGAATAAAGTTTTTTCTTTTCTTCTAATATTATTTTATAAGCTTCTTCAACTTCCTGAGGTGTGTCAAAACAAGCATACACTGCGCCATTGCTATAATACACTTCAAGATCATTTCTGTTTGATTCGACTGTGTACTTTACTTTTTTGATTCCGTTTAATTTGATGGTTTGACCAGTTGAAATTGTAATAGTTTTATCGTTTTCCATGATAGGATATTAAGTTTAAGAATACACAAATATACAAAAATTATTTTAGGGATAATTGGAAAATGCAGCCTGAAAAAGATCTTCAATACTACAGAGAACATCCGAATGAGTTGGTTGGTAAAAATGTCAGAGTGCATGGCCGTGGCTTTGTGTATTGTGTATCATGTCTTTGCGCAGATAAAAAGCATTTCTACACCGCAACCGGTTGGGGAAAAACTGAGAAGATAGAAAAATTTTCAATCAACATTATAAGAGAAGTCATATGCAGTTAGTGCGCACACCAATATCACACGACCAGCGGAAGAAGATCTATGCCTTGGCAAAGGACCTGAACTTATCAAATGACCAGCTGCATGACCTCATGCCTGCATGGGCAGGTACCGCTTCACTCGGAAAAGATAATTGCACCTCCGCCCAGGCAAACAAGATCATTGAAGCATTGGGTAAAATGAACAATTCAAGCTCTGCGAGCGCATCGAAGCAGTCTCATCATATAACCGGCAACATCGGCAAGCCCGGATTCATCACGCAAAAACAATTCTTAGCCATCAACCAAATATGCGCTGCCAAAAAATGGAGCCCTGAGCATCTTAATAATTTCATAAAGCATACAACCGGTACACTGACTGCCGATGAACTCACCATGAAAGAGGCTTCACAGGTTATTACCGGCTTAAAAAAATTGTAAAAACAATCTAACATTTTATAAAATAACTCAATATATTAACACCATGGTAATTGATCAAAATACAGAACGGATCATCAGCGAAGCGACTGAGCTCGGTATAACCGATGAAACAAAGATCCGTGACCTTAAAATAAGGTGTGCATTTAAATCAATGAGATCAAACAACATGAAGTATGAAGATGCACTGCGCAAGTGTTCTGAATTATTCTGTCTCTCGGAAGAGCGCATCAAAACAATAACAAAAGGAATTAAGGTCACCGGTAATGGCGGATAACAAATCCATAAAACAGTTGAAGCCTTATATTAAGAAGCTCTACACGGAAGATGGCTGGGAAGTACCCGGCATATCTGCTGCACTCAACTGTAATGCGAAAACAATTTACAACTGGGTCAATAAAGAAAACTGGAATGAGATCCGCGAGGAGCTCAGCCGTAAATCCGCAAGAACACCCGAGATACTTACAAAAGCCCTTGAAGAACAAATCGAAAAATTAAGCGAAGCAGGCGGCGCAGCCGCGGTTGCACAAATAGCTGACAGTATTTCCAAAATATCAGGGACCATTAAAACCCTGTATAAAGATAATGACAGGCTTGGCTCTGTCCTTTTTGTAATATCAGATTTTGGAAACTTCATAAAAAATGAAGCTTCAAGTGGTTTGCTTCCGGAAGAATTCTTTTCACACCTCCGTACACTGCTTGATAATTACCAGCAATACGCATTAAAAACATATTCACCCGGGATAACAAAGTAATGGCAACAACCGCCAATCAATTTAAGAAATCATATCAGGAAATACTGGACTTTATCTGTGCCGGTGTTCCTGTATTTGGCGATGATGATCCCGTAAAAAAACAAAAGCGAATTGCCAGGGCTCGTGTTGATAAGATCTATTTTGCAAAAGAGTACTTCCCGCATTATTGCGAAAATGAACCCGCTGATATTCACAAGGATATGTTCCATATAGCCGATACAACCGGCATAGGTGTACTTCTTTATGGTTTCAGAGGTTCTGCAAAATCCACAATCATAAGCTTAATTGATGTTGTACACAAAATTGTTTTCAAGCAAAGGAAATTTATTGGATTTATTTCCTCATCTCAGGAAGCAGCCGAAGAATATGGTATTGCAGTTAAGGCAGAGCTTGAAGTAAATCAGAGAATCATAAATGATTTTGGTGATCTGCGCGGTTCAAACAAGTGGGAAAATGGTAACTTCATTACAAAGACAGGCATCCGGGTAATTAGTCTCGGTTGGAAGATGTCACCCAAAGGTAAGAAGAATATGCAGTACCGCTTTGACCACATTATTATTGAAGATATTGAAAGCCGTACTACACCAAACAGCCCGAAAGTAATTAAGAAAATTATCAACTTTCTGCTTAAGGATGCATATAAAGCAACGGTCCCTGTAAAGTTTAGCTTTATTTTCATTGGCAATTATTTCAGCCGTAAATCAGTACTGCATAAATTAATGGAGCATAACGACTGCAGTAAGTGGGTCAAGAAAGCTTATCCCGCGCTGGTTGAAGATACTCATGGCAATATGCATTCCACCTGGGAAGAAAGGTTCCCTACAGATAAATTGATGGAAGCTCTTTATGATATGCCTGAGACTGAGCGTGTTGAAATGATGCAGAAACCCGAGGGAGATGAGGGAGAGTTTGACCGTGAATGGTTTAAGATAATTGATTATAGCGAAGTGCCAACAGGGATTAAAGTCGCAACTTATGTTGATCCCGCAGTGGGCAAAACATCATTAACAACCGAAACATCAAAGAAATGTTTTCAGGCTATAGTTGTTATTGGTGTTGATGAGATCATGGAAGCTGGAAAGAGGAAAGATTTCATACTGTATGTGCTTGATTCTTCCATCAGGAAAGAGTCCACAATGGATATGGTAACAAGGCATTATGATCTATCCATCAAATACAAATCCCAGCTGGATGGCGTTGAGTCTTTTGGTTACCAGCAGGTACTTATAAATGATTATGAAAGAGAAGAAGTAAAACGCGGAAAAAGGCTGAACATACATACTGATAGAAATCCAAGCAGTAAAGACGCGCGGATAACATCACTGCAGTCACCTATAAAGCGAGGTAAAATTATATTTGTACGGCATCAGGGTTTGAATTTGCTCATAGATCAGTTCATGGATTTTCCCGATGGCTTTATCGATGGTCCGGATGCTGTAGCATGTTTGGAAGCTTTAATATCCCGTAAAATTTTAAAGATAAAAAAACAGGTTAAATCAATGGTCTTAGGCGGATAAATGGAAACAAAAAAGAAAATTACACGCAAAGCTGATTCATTGAATATAAATATCAATGTACCTGACTTTGCAAAGAACAAAGTGTTCCCCGTAAAAAAGGGCAAAGTAACATCAAGCTACTCAGCTACAATTCTTTATCCGGGCATTGGTTTGGGCGAATCTTCAAGTGCTGCAGCAGCAGGTGCAGCCAAGATCTCAAAATCATCCAAGCAGCAGGAAAATATTCAGACAAATTTTGCAGATGGCATGACTCCGCCGGTTGATCCCAATACACTTGTAGAGCTCCGCACATACAATGCATATCATGATAGAAGTATAAGAATTAAAACACAGGCAGTCGCAGGTATGGGTTTCAATATCGTACCGGTTGATGAGAAGCTTGAAAACTATGAGAATTTACCTAACTACAAAAAGGTAAAGGAGTTTATCGATCTTCCAAATGAAGCAGGTGAAAGATTCATTGATATACTGAAAGCCATGGCGGAAGATTATTATACATTTTTCTATGCATACCTGGAGCTCGTTCCAAATGGCAAAGGCGAGATTGCGGAAATATACAATATGCGCGCTCCTGATGTTCGTGTAAAAAAGCATTACGGCAAAGTTCAGTTCATCCAAAAGGATGGAGCCAAGAGACAGGATTTTGCTCTCTTCAACCCAAACCGCAAAAAGCGTGATACGAATCTTAATGAAGTTTTGTGGCTTAAAGCATACAGCCCAAAATCAAAATATTATTCGGTCCCTGATTACTATAGCGCAATTGGCGATATAATGCTTGATCGCTCCAGTGTTGAATTCAACATCTCGCAGTTTAAAAATGGCATGATGATAGATTTTATTATCATTGTTGAAGGCGGCGAGGTTGATTCAAACGTGCTGCAGGATATAAATTCGTTTCTCTCTAAAAATTATAAAGGCATTGCCAATGCAGGCAAAGCTTTGTATCTCAACTCTGATACTCCGGATGTTAAGATCAGGATCGAAAAAGTATCAGCTGATATAAAGGATGCAAGCTTTCTGAAACAAAGAATGTTTTCCCGTGATGTTGTTATGGTGGCCCATAATATGAATTCCAAAATTTGGGGACTTGCCACAGCCGGGCAGCTTGGCTCAGGTGAAGGTGAAATGATGTTCCGCCTGTTTGAGGAGCTCATCGGCAAGCCTGACCGCCAGATGTTTCAGGATAAAATTAATCTCATCGTAAAATACGGCCTAGGTGTGGTAGATTTCTACATCCAGCTGAAAGAGCTTACTGTTGAATCATGGATGGATCTTCTCAGGTCACTGCAGATTGCACCATTCCTTTCCGATGATGAAAAGCGTATTGCAGCAGGTTACGAACCAACCGGCGATAACAATAATCCGGCTGATAAGCTTGCGAAAATTCACAGAGAGTTACTTGAAGTAAAAAAACAATTAACCGAGTAATGAGCTTCTATACACAAATAGTCCTAGATCAAATGATAAAATCTGTAGAAGGAATGCGGTATGTAATTCTGCAGAAAGATGATAAAGCTTATGAGAAATTACTCGGCAAGCTGCGTGATTCAATTGCAACAACATATGATGAGCAAACACGTGCAGCATTAAATGAAGTAATTGAGTACCTGGTAAATAAAGGCAGTGAAAAATTTGTGTCAGCTGATGCTGTTGCAATTGACGAAATATTGCAGCGCAGGCTTGGCAAAGATTTCCAGACAGTTGTAACGGATGATGTAAATACTCTTACAAAAGAAATTTTAAAGCTTGGGAAAAACGAAGTATTAAAACCGCTGGATATTAAATTATCATTTAATGTAAAGGATGTTGAAGCTTCAAAAATATTAGCGGATCAAAACCTGTTTTGGATAGGGAATCATTATGATGATAATCTTAAAAAGAAATTTGATGATTTAACATCATCATATTTTGATGGGGATAAAACCATTAAACAGATTGCTGATGATTTTGAAAAGAACTTTGGCAAACTGACTGATCAGGGTCAGCAGTATTTCTATGATCTTGCAGAGCATCAAACCAATACGGTCCGTGAGCTTGGCAAGGTCAATGGATTCGAGCAGGCCGGTGTTGATTATTATGAAGTCCGGGCCATTATGGATGATCGCACAAGCGAAATTTGCCAGCGCATGAACGGGACCATCTTTCCCGTTGAAAGATCAATTGAATATCGTGATAATATTCTAAGCCTCACAAATCCGGATGATATAAAAGAAGCTTCCCCTTGGCTGAATGCTGAGCAGGTCGCACAGCTTCCTGAAAATGATGCAGATCTTCCGCCGGGTTTATCGCTTCCGCCGTATCATTTCCGCTGCAGAACAATTGTAGTTGCATATTTTAAAGAATGATGAAAAGCTTCCCCCGTTTTGATATAGTGCCTGCGGCGCAAAAAGCAAAAATTTGTTCGGTGCAAAAATTTGTGGCGGTGGTATAACAAAACAATTAAAAATTACAAATTAAAAATTAAAAATTGAAAAAGCTAATAAGGTAAAATTGCTAATTAAGTTAAAAAATATAATTAAATATACAATTTTAGAGGGGGTCGGTAAATAATTGCAGCCGGCAAACCCACAACTTATTTGGGATTTAAAGAGAGCATCACTCAGTCCACAAATATTTATTGCATTTTTTGCATTCATATTGGCGGTATCTGGAGGCTTTAATGCACTTTCTGCCTGTGATGATGGTTTTCACTCCGTGCGTGCCCATGGAAGCACCCACTCCGTTCAGTTACATAGATTTTGTACTGCTTCGGCAATGACATCACTAAAAGCTACAATTATTACAATTTCATTGCCTCAGCGCACATATGCAGGCAAAAGCGCAATAAAACCGAAAAGCGCAATGTATTCAGCAGGTTTCGCCGTCCGTTGTCCAGTCTCAACCGCTTCACAATTGCATACCGCCTTTGTTTTAGTGACATTTTGTCAAAACCACATTGTAAAATCACTCCATACAACACCCTGCGAATTTAGTTCAAAAATGCAATATTGCAAAAATTTGTGTCTTTCGAGGTGTCAATTTTTGCAAACTTTTGTAAAAAGTGCAAATATTTGTGTCCTTACGTGA